TAAAGGGTCGGGGTAGACGTTCTTGTGGCAGGGGCTTAGTGGTATAAACGATGTCGGTTACGGTTGTGTCATTTACATCCATGGCCGCTTTGGTAATCTTACTGAGTAACCAGCGACTGTAGTTGTTAACCGCTTTGGGGTTACGGGTTACGAAGATTTTACCGAAGTACGAGGCCAGGGATACTTTATCTGGGGCGACCTTTCGAATGGGTAGGTCAAACTTCTGGTGGTCCAGTTTGTACTGTACACCCGCAACCGTATAAATGCCCTCTTCATTTACAACTGGCAATTTAAAGGTAAGCTTAGATGGCTTACCGGCGATCGGTACTAAATCTACGGTATAGACCTTATAGTGGTTAAGGGCATCGCTGCGCTCCTCAATCGCATAGTCTTTAACCAGAACGCCGGCGTTCTGAATCGAGACCACGGCAGCTGCGACATCTGCCTCTAACACCTCTTGAACATAGCGTCGATCGAAGTCCTTTAGCGTAGAGCGTAGCATGGATTTATCCAGGACAGCGGGACGCTCAGGTAAGTTCTCTTTACGGGAATCTATTTTAACAGTTTCGGGTTTAGAGGTAATAAGGTTTTCCAATGTACCCTCACCCACTGGGTTGGGCAATGACTTGTATCGAACAGCCAGTTCACTTAAACGACGCTGCTCAGCGGCACTGAGCATGCCATTGCTACCCAGCCCTTCAACCTGACGGTTAACGTGATTCTCCCCGATAACCTCAATGCTACCTGGATAGAGCCCTGAGGTTACCTCTAGAATGGACTCAGCAGGTGCCTCATCTGCTTCCAGTACCTCCTCTTCGGACAGTTCCCGCTCGGGTACACTCTCCGCCGTATCCGTAACCGTACGGGTTTCCAAGATGCGAGCCAATGAAGAAAGCAGGTATTTACGAACTTCTTTAGGTGACTCCAGTCCCCAGGCTAAAAAGTCATTGACATGCAAGAAGGAGACCTTACCCGATTCAATCCAAGCAACCATAACGTCATGGTTTAGCGCATGCAGTGGGTGGTCAGGGTCCTCTACGGCCAACCAGAGTTCACGGATGAAGAGTCGACTCAGGTCCATCCATCGCTCATGCCGGGAGATCGGAATAGGGTTCGGCAACTGATTGAGTTCAGACAGAGTAGGGACCAGCTCAGGCAGTGCCAGGGGTACAATGTGCACGGTATCTTCAGTGCCGACTGACAACTGTGTATATAGGGTCGAGAGTCGGTTACTGAGCTTATCCATCTCAACCGTCCGGCTAACGGGGTAAAGGTACTGGCCCTCGACCAGTGAGTAGTCAAAGGCGACTGCGGCTTTCATGTAACTTAGACTGCGATCTAAATCCCGACTGCGTGTAATCGGCGCCTGTGCCTGTTTAAAATATTGCCGTTTACTGGCTTCCAGCGGGACTGCTTTCTTACGAGGGTTACCCGCTGTGGCTACTAGGTCCTCTACGTGATGAACAAAGACCCGTCCAGCACCTACAATCAATGGATGGGTAGATGGAATCCCCGTCTCAGGCCCATCGATAAAATGCAGTACGCTGTGGTAGGGCAATGCAATGGTATTTGTATCGGTGATGGTGGGCGACATGAGCTGGGTGACCGTACGAGCACATAGGCTCCGTTTAAACTCGATATACCGAACCATAGTAACTCCTTACTTAAATCCAGTGAAGCTACGCAGTACGCGTTCAATGGTTTCTATGTTTGATCCGTTCGCTAAAGACCCAGAGGCATCGACATAGTTCTCAACTGAGTTAAGCTTAGCGTCGATTTCAGCTACAGCATCTTCTGCAAACACAAAATGGGTACTCACTCTCGTTCCATTCAAGTCAGACGCTACTCTGACCCCGCGGCTTTACCCGCTGCCCTGGCTTTCACCAGGATACTAGACTATATCTTCACCCACTACACTGGCGTGCAGGGTGCTTCCCATTTGGGGCGGCCAATCGCTTGTCGCTCTACAGTGTGGCTAACACTTAGTCGTTGGACGTTCCCCCTAGCCTGTCTCCCGACAGTCCTTAGGGGCTTCGCTGCTGATCGCCCATTGTTAACTCGGGTTAGGTTTACGATCACCATACCGAATCCCCATACTTTTTTCTACTTTCGTAACCGTCGCAAATGCCCTTTAGAGCTGTGCTGTGGTGTTTGGGGCTTTAGGGTCTTCCAGTCAATTAGAGAAGGATCCAGCTGAACATTACTGCCCAGTGGGACGTTGATTGGTAACAATCATTCATCGCCGTCGTACCTATTGTCCACTGTAGTCGCGACGCTACAGCCGGTGTGCTTCGACACCCGCCCTAGGCTTTCCCTAGGGAGCAGACCATATCTTGACCTTCAGCATTACCTGGTAAGGCCCCTCCCGTTTGGCAGGCGCTTGCCCGCTACTCCGCGCTACCGGATGGCCGTTGAACACATCCCTTAGCCTTAGCCTTAGGGACTTCGCTGCGTCGGTTGTCCAATCCTTGAAGGTTTTTACCGTGCCCCTCACTTCCATTACTGGGAGGGGTGTTACTCTCGGTTTCCCGGAGTAAGGGGTACTTCAAGGCTGTAAGGATTTTCCCGCAATTAGAGAGGATACCATACACAGTTACCCATGTATGGGACTATCGCCACATATCGTTAACTAATATACCGTTTATATTGCAGCTGCCACTGCCATTTTCCAACATTTTATTTAAAACATACCCACTGACGCCCACTAACCTCGCAGCACTAGCTATGCTGACTAACTCAGCCATAACTACACCATCGGGGCCTGTTACTTTAAGTTCTCTAGCTAATCCAGACCTAATCATGTCTTGCTGTATATTGACGTGCTGTGGCCATGGTGTGCTGTCGTTTTTAAACTTAAACTGCAGGCCGGGCGGCCATACCTTTTTACAGCCAGCTTTACAGCGGTTATTAACTGTATCCGCAGTAACGTTAAGTCTACTGGCCGCTTCAGATAAGCTGAAATATTCCACCACTTCGTCGGTATGACAGTCTCTAACCAGAACGGATATGTTCTCATTCCGTAGGCCAGTGCTATATGCGTGTCTGCAATTTTCAGCTCTAGTTGCCCACTCTAAATTACCAAGACTATTATCAAGCTTAATGCCATTTTTGTGGTTAACGTCCAGCTTATCTACAGATGGCTCATACGGAATATATGTCAAGGCCAGTAAGCGGTGTATTGGGTATACCCTTCTACCGCCAACATCTGGCTGCATGCCAACCATACTGTAACCAGCCTTACCTACATAAGTAGACAATGTCCTCTGTGTCGGTATGCTGAAAACCGTACCTGTTTCATTGATAAGGTATCTAGATAGACCGGGAATAGATCTGTATCCCGTTAATTCGGGTAAACAGATACCAGAGTCGGGATATCTCCATACCAGGTTGGCTGGAGATACGTTATTTGGATCGCCATCAAGATACAGCACATCCAATTTAAACCAATATTTAGTGGGCAGTGTCAAGTTTTTAGTGACGGCGTTTATTAATACCGCCTCACGTATAAACATAATAGCGTCGCGATACCGTACGCTAAATATCCTTGGGTATCCATCTTTACTGGCCAATTTTGCCAGATTGTTATTTGAGATACTTATGCGTGACTGCGTATCGATGGTTAGCATGTTAAAGGGATATGGCAGTTCCTCTTTAACGGGTATTTCTCTGTACTTAGTTAACATTTTAGCATCCTACATATTTAAAGGTATAGGATACTAAATATATGGTCTTAATCAGCGCCGAGCCCGGATATTGCAAATGGACTTACGATTGTAGTTGAGATAAATTCGCTTTTACCGACAGTGTTTGGAAACTCAGGGAACACCTGTCCCTCAGATTCCAGCTCCCAGCTTTCATTATACTCGTTTAAAATGTGAGAGGTTACGGTAGAGCGTAAGTATACGGTTGATGGATACGTGGAACCCTGTCCCGTTACGGGATAACGGGTAATATAGCAACGTACCCGATGCACGTACTGCTGGGCCTCAATATAGAAATACTCCGCCCAGGTTAACGGGCGTACTGTAGAGACATCTTTATCCTCGGGTAACTCAGCGATTGAATCCAAAAGCTTGAAGCCTTTCTCATCCTGATAGACGAGTTTAAGGTAGTGACCGTTTACCATAATGGGTCGATGGCGACGTTCGACCTCACTGAAGGCTTTAATCAGTTTAGCTCGACCGGCTTCTGTGGCCCAACTTACACGCTCAGTCTCATCTAGCTTCACCCGGTGTGAGGTAAGGGTTTTAGGGTCAATGAGGTAAGGTTCATAATCGGCTTCCGCAATTAGGTCCCGTGCAATGCCATTGGGCATTTGAAAGCCGGTCATAACCGGTTCGGTACCTTTAATGAACTGGTAGATCCCCACTTGGGTGGTGGTCAGGTCAAAACTGCGCGGCCCATCCAGATCAGAACCCGCTGGATCCATAGCTGAGATTACGTTGGCTGTCGCAAAGGCCACTCGACGAGATCCCCATTTAGACTGTAGGAAGCCTTGCTTGCCCCCTAACATACCCATGATGATCGTCCAGATCTGTTGGACGGAGGATTGGATAGACCAGCGCGTCGCATTGAGTACGGGGTCGTTCTTAAAGGCGAGGGCTTCTGAAATTCCGTTGGTAGCGGCAATCACCTTACGGTAGAGCTTATTGATCTCCTGCTCAACCGGACGATCTTGCTCGTCAATGTCCAGATCCCGAAGACCTGCGGGCATGACGATTAGAAAGTTAAGGACAGACTTGTCCCTGTACTTGTTGATGAGATCAATGACGATATCACGACGATAGGACTTCGTGCGGGGAATCTCGATCTCTTTAAAGTGCTTCATGAAGAAGGCATAGCCAGTTTCACCTTCGAGTACATCTGAACGTACGAAGTCTTTTAACTCAGCGTCCCAGACCGCATATGCGCGGCCCTGCATAATGTCTTTATAAAGACTCTTTAGACGGGTAATATCTTCAAAGACCTTAGGGTGAAGAACTTGAGTCCGTAAGTTAATATACCCATGGCGAGTCATACGACTATCACTGCCGACAGGGCCAAAGATTAGATCAGAGTAGAGTCCTGTAGGATGGAACTCTCGACCCTGCACAAACATCTCTAATGACTTAACGGGTAAGAGACCCGCAATGCGTTGGAGACGATTTTCTAGCAGGGCAATGTTGAAAGGTTTACTTCTATTGGACATACGGAGGTCCCTATGTGAGGTGAATCAAATCATTCCCTAAGTCAATAAACCACTATAGTAGACAGCGGTTGAATCATCTGACAAGTGGTCAGTGACCTAAAAGGAGGTACTCTATGGCCAAGTATGACGATGATGTTGATTTTGACATCGATGACTTGGACGATCTCGATGTACCTGACATCGACATTATGCCAGACGACAGTGTGGCAGCAGATAACCGCACGCCCGCCACGCGTGTGGCGGACGGGGCACTCAAATCAGTATTACGTACCAGTACAGCCCGTACCGCAGCCCGTGCAATTAAAGAGAATGCACTGCCGGAAGGCTATAGCATGGCCATTGATGCCGCGGATGACGCGCTGTCCTTAGGCCAGGATCTATATGATGCGGCAGCCAAAGAACTCGAGCCTGCGGTCAAAGCGGCTCAGAAAATGCTCCGTAAAAGCCAGGAAAAGGCGGATAAATATCTACCTAAATGGTTGGCGGATACGGTTAAGAAGCTGGGTGGTGAGGCCGAAGAGGCGAGGCAGTACGTAGACCCCAATGAGTCTGCGATAGCCGGTAGCCTGGGCTCTATCTTTGATAAGTACCGTGAAGCGACTGCCCAGACAGCCGCAACAGAGGCTAACCTAGCGCTGGACGATAAGCAGCGCTCGGTGGATCGCAAAATTGCGATTGAGCAGGGCGATCGTCAGTACAATCAGCTTACCTCTATCAGTGAAGGTATCAGTAAGCTGGTAGGGTATCAGGAGTCGGTACTCTTTGACTACCAACGTAAGAGTCTGGAACTCCAACACCGTCAGTATTTCGCAGCCCGTGACCTGTTAACGGTTACCAAAGCGATGGCGGATCAGAACCTACACGAACTCAAAGCGGTGGTTAAGAACACCGGTCTACCCGAAGCTGTTAAGCTACGGCTCTCCGAGCAATACGGTCAGGTTGCGACCAATCAGCTCATTGGTCGGGTGCAAGGCAGTGTGCATGACTTTGTTGCGAACTACACCTCTGAGTTTCGAGAACGTGCCTTCAAGAAGATTACAGGCGCAGCCCGTGATCTTAAAGATGGTGTCCTCATGGGTGCCGACATGTATGAGCAGATGTCGGAGATGGGTGAGACCATGGATGAGGCAGGCATTGACCGTGCCCGGATGGCTGGCGAGCAGTTAGGTGCCATGGGTACGTCCGCAGCCTTTAAATATGGTGCTAGGTTAGCGGGTGACCGTCTCGTTACACGCAATAAGTACCAGGAGCGTAGTCGTCTAATAAAACTACTGGATCCCGATAACCGACTCTCTTCTCGTGCGGCTAAAGCACTAGAGGCCCGCATTCAGCAATATGAGGCTTCCGGTGAGCCTTTGGATCTACAGGCTTTGACGGATAAAGAGAGTTATGAGGATAAGCGGGTCGGTGAAGAGATTGCGGAAACGATCAGCACCAGTTCAGGTCTCTTCGGTATACGCAAACGTAAAATCAATGCGCAGTTTAAACGCGTACTGAATGCAGGTGAAACGGTAGAGCGTGGCCGCTTCCTACGGGGCGCGGACACCATGCAGTACTTGATAGAGAACGCCCCTAAGGTGGCAAACGACTGGGCCCGTTCGGGGCGCAGTGTATTCGATAACGTGGAGGTCGAGAATGAAACCCTACAGCGATTACTGGAATCTGGCGGCGTACAAGCCGTGGAAGACTTCATACGAGAACTGGCGCCTACGTTCAAGGAGTCCTTCAGCATTAATTCAAACCTGCATGCTGATGCAGCTAATGCCGTTGGCTTTGATCTACTTACCCGTCGTTCAATCATTGAGATTATACCAGGCTATCTCTCCCGTATCCTCCAGCAAGTAACAACAGTTGCCACAGGGGAATCAGCGGAGCGGATTACCTACTCAACTGAGCGGGAGCAGTTTGTCAGTCAATCGACTCAGGATACCATTGTTGCCAGCCGACTATTTGACCAGCGCAATGTAGATAACCGGTTAAACGATGCAGATGCTGTTACGAAGTTGTTAGGGGGTGAAAACCTTGATGATGACGTTAAGGCCGCGCTGAATAGAAGAATCCTCCAGTTAAGGGATGATGGTAGTACACTCTCGCTGAACAATTTGCGTAAAACTTCAGTGGCCGGTGAGGATGCCGGATTAACCGCAGCATTGGAAACGTTCTTAGACTCGGAGGATATTAACTTCGACTCTGAGAATAAAATCAAGCTATCCAGACTCTATGACCGTATCACCGCGATGACGCGGGAGGTCAACCAAGGATTGGCGGATACGAACAAGGTTGCGGATAAGGACACACTGTACCGCTTGGGTATCGTGGATCCCAAAACCGGTAAGGTAGATGCGGCTAAGGTCCGAGCTTATGTGGATGGACGCTTGCGCCCGGGTACCGCAGGTGAGGACAGCACACTATCAGACGCCTTTAACCCTAAGCCGGGTCCAGATAGTTCTCGACCGGAAGGGGGAGAGGGGCTCAGCACTACCGTTAACTATGTGACCGAGGCAACGGTTAACTGGGATGACTTCACCCCACAACGTAAACTGCTGGTTGAAGAATTGTTCAGTCAGTTCACAACGCTGACCTCGACCTATGACGGCATACCTATCGCTGTAGATTTGCGCTCTGAGGCACCCCAGGGTACATTGGACGCCTCACCTACCCATGAGCGTTTAGACGCCATTTTAGACGCCATCAATGGCAATTTTGAAACCAACCATGTGCTCTTACAAGCCGTTGCTGAAAATGCAGGTCGTGGGGGTGAGGGTGGTGACACTGTCTCGGTGGAAGAGATGGGGTCTGGGTTACTGGGCAAACTGCGCTCTGGTGCAGGTAGCTTAGTAGGGATGCTGGGTAGCTACTACAGTTGGTTAGGTCGTACGTCTTTGAAGACCGTCCAGACGGCTAAAGATGTTGCTTTGGACGTGGGGGATCGGGTACTGAAGCGTACAGGTGCAACCGGTGTACGGGATATCTACGTTAAAGGGAAGCCGGGCGTTGTTATCTCCGCAAAAGGACTGCGTAACGGCTGGTACTTCGATGCTGAAACCAAAGCCCCCATCGCTACTATGGAGGACATTCAGGGCCCCGTGGTAGATCTGGATGGTAATTTTGTACTCACCCAGGAAGACTATGACTTAGGGGTTGAGGACCGCTTCGGCAATAGCTTAATCGATGCCGGTAAGGGTCTGATGCGGGGACTGGGTAAGATTTACGGCGCGCAGTTTGCACTTATGGGCGCTGTACTAAAGGCACCCATGGCTGTAGTGCAGAAGGTGAAGGATCGCTTCGACGGGGTTAAAGATGTCTATGTAAAGGGTGAAGGCACACCGCGTATGCGTGCACTGCTCATGCGCAATGGCGGCTACATCTCCAGTCGGAGTCAGAAAGTCATCACACACCAAGGGCAAATTGACGGCGAAGTCTTAGACTCTAAGGGGAACATCGTTATTTCCTTGGACGATATTGAGACGGGACTCGTTGACCGGTGGGGCATTAGCATTGAGGCTAAGGGACTCAGTGGGTTACTGGGTGGCCTGGCGGGGCGTGGCCTTGAACTAGGCGGTAAATTGCTAGGGAAAGGCGCTAAGCTGTACGGTCAATACCTGAAGGGTGTCGGCAAAGCTACCGCCGGTATAGCGGGTGGTATCTGGGGTGTTGCTAAGGAAGGCGGTCGACGCCTAGCCGGTGGCGGTGGCATGTCGCGTGAAGAGATGATGGCGATGTTTCTGGAGATGCAAGGGGGCGGTGCCCCTGAGCTGGACCCCAGTGAACGTGAAACCTTGTCACTCTGGCAGAAGCTGAAGGATCAGAACCTTACCCCTGATATGTTAAAGTCCATGGATTTGGATGAACTTAAAGCCCGCATACCCGATCTAAACATGGATGCGTTAAACGTAGGATCCATGGAAGAGCTCACGGCTAAACTCTCTGAAGTAGGGGAGTCTGTTCGGCAGGCGCTGACCGGTAACCAGATGGACATTGGTAGCCGTAAGCTACTGCCGGTGTTGGTTGAACAATTAAATGTACAACAAGGTATCTACCGTCATCTGACGGGCGAGAGTTGGGCCAGTCCCGGTACCGACATTATCCGAGACAGCTACGACGACATCCTCTCTAACGATGATGATGTTGGTGGTTTGAAGGATACGGTTGCTAAAGTCACCGATAACTTCGCCCGTGAAGTCGGTAAGGAAGATGATGAAGAAGGTCACCGTGCAGGGAGCTGGCGAGATCAGCGATCTCAGTTGACCCCTGAAGAAGTCAAGGTTAAGGAAGAGGAAAAGAAAGAAGAGAAGGAGGAAAAGAGCTCTTGGCTTATGGACATCATCGGGTCACTCGGTGGGTTGTTCATGAGCGGCATTGGTGCGCTGGGTGATAAACTCATGATGGCGATGGGCATTAAGACTGCCGCCAGTACCGCCGGTGACGTACTGGGCGGTGCAGATGTCTTAGGTAATGCCAGAGGTACGCCACCAGGGGGTAAGAAACCTGGGCTACTGGGTAAGTCTTGGAACCTGCTAAAACGTGGAGCTAAGGGTGCTGGCGGACTGTTAAAACGCGGTGCCTTGGCGGCTGCGCCATTACTAGCGTCGTCTAAGGTGGGTGCGGCAGTACTCGCAGGCGGTGCTAAGCTCGCCGCCGGAGCCGCTGCGGTTGGTAGCGCGATTGCCGCTGCACCTGTAGGACTTATCATCGGCGGGGCAGTCGCGGTAGGCGCTGCAGCCTATGGTGGCTATAAGCTCTGGGATCATTTCAGGGACAATGCGGCACTGGAGCCATTAGAAGCCTTGCGCTTCATGCAGTACGGTATCGACACAACCGATCAAGAGTTCATCGCACATGTCCGTCGCATTGAGCGTGAGTTCATTGACGATATAAGTTGGGAAGGTATGAAGGCTACCTTTAAAGGAGACCAACAGGAGTACTTCCAAGAGTTCGGTGAAGACATGGGGATGGACCTCACCAACATGAACGATGCCACGGAGTGGCAGACTTGGTTCGTGAAACGCTTTGGTCCTATACTCTTAACGCATCTGACCGTCTTGAAAAAGATTGATGAGGATGTGGATGTCACAGATGTGGACGACGAACTCGATCCCAAATACCATGCGGACTACATTAAGCGTGTTCAGATTACCTCTGAAGACGTAGCCTCTGGATTTAACCCATACGAGTGGGTTGCCTCCCCCTTTAAAGGACATGAAGTCCGTAACATGGTTGAGGAGATTTCAGAGTACACTGACGTACTCCTGAAGGCAGCTGAAGCGGGTAACGTAGAAGATGTGGAGGTTGACTCTAAAGGTACCCTCAGTACATTAATCAACGGAGCTAAGAAAATCTACGGTAATGTAGCAAAGGTAATTCCTGGCGTTGCGTTGATGGGTAAGGTCGCCAGCGGCGTCCATAGTGCAGTCAGTGCGGTTACCGACACGGTACGTGAGAAAGGTGTACTCGGTACCGCTAAAGCGGCTGCAAAGGGTATATTGGGATCCATACCTTTGATTGGAGGACTGTTTAAAGGCGACGAAGCGAAGGATGGGTCTAGTGGTGAGACGCCAAGTATGGATAAGTGGTTCTTACTACGCATGATGATGTACGGCTTTGATAAGGATGTAGGGCCGGATAAAGTCAAGGCCATAGTTACCCTGGAAAAGCACCTTGCTAAGTATAAGAAGTTTATACGTGGCGACGGTAGCATTCGGATGGACCGTTTCAAGCTTCACCGTATGATGGCACCTAGTTTTGGATTAGCCGTGGATGACAGGGCCAGCACCATTCTGTGGATCGACTGGCTCACTAAACGCTTCATTCCAAGCTTTGTGCGTTTCCTACATGCCCTCAATGGTGCCACGGGTAGCGATTCGTTGGAGAATGTAGAAGCCAGGTTAGGTACACTGGATGAGGAGAAGAAGGCGGTCTTCCTGCGGCGGGTTAAAATGGAACACGTGCCTGTAGGAGCCACCCAGCATCCGTATGAAGTGAATTCTTCTCCCTTCATGGACACGCCTGTAACCATTTTCAAGGATGAGATTAGTGCCTTCATCTCAACATTGGCAGCAGGTGAAGACGTTAACCCAACGTTAGAGGCTGGAGCTGGTGCTACTGGTGTGGTAAAGAAAGGCCTACTGTCAGGTCTATGGGATAAGGCCCAAGGCCTAATCGAGGGAGTGAAGTCTGGCGTAGCGACTGCGGTTGCAACCGTGCAGGAAAAGGGACTTGTAGGTGCGGCTAGTGAGGCGGTTAAGAAAGTTATCCCTGCAGTGGCCGAAAAGTTACCTGGGGTAGGTGCCGGCCTCTATATTGCAGGTAAAGTGGTAGAGGCATTCAAGCGAGATACCGAGGTAACTCCCATCGAAGGCCTACGGTTCCTGCAGTACGGCGTTAACCTTAAGGACGCGGTCTTTGTTAAACGAGTCCGTGAGCTGGAAATGTTAGCCCTGGATACCGTTACGTGGTCAGGTAAACGTGCTGAACTTTCGGAAGATCCCGAATACTTCTTCAAGCTAATGGCCGAGAAAATGGGAATGTCCTCCACTGACCCACTCAACGCCAAAGCCTGGACCACCTGGTTTGCGAAACGCTTCGTACCTGTACTGTTAACTCACCTCCAAACACTCAAGTTGTTGGATGAAATTCTAGAGCTTGAGGAGGTGGATGTCCGCATGTCGGTTGAGTTGAAGATTGAGTATGTTAACCGTGTTCAGTTTACAGCCAACGATATTGCCTCTGGGAAGGACCCCTATGCGGTAACGGATAGTCCCATGTATGGTGTTACAGTCGAGAGTCTGCGTGAGGTGATTGCGGTATACACCAAGCGTCTGTTGGATACCCTGGCTAGGGGTCGCATAAATAATAGCCAGTCGTTCCTACCACCACAAGTGAAAGAGAATGACCGCGCGGTAGAATCCATCGCGCAGGCTAAAGAGACACAGCAGGCCATCGGTCAGCAGCGCAGTGAGGAACGGAAGCGGTCTTCTGGCACTAATCTCCCGGTCGAAACGGCTAAGGGTGTGGGCGCCAGTGCCATGGGCGAGGCGTCTAGTGGCGATGCACCGGATGCGGATGGCAATATGCCTGCAGGTGTGCCCGATGCACCCAGTAACATGAAGCCGTCTGGAGATGGCAGTATGCTCATGCCTGCACAGGGACGTATTAGCTCTGCGTACGGTCGCCGCATGCACCCAACTCGAAAAGAGATGCATGGACATGGAGGGATCGACATTGCTGCACCCACCGGCACACCGGTCTACGCCGCGATGGCCGGTACTATCTCTCGCCAGTACCGCAGCAGTAGTTACGGTAATGTTATCTACATTAACCACCCTGATGGTCGCGCTACACGCTACGCTCACTTGAGTCGGTTTGCGGCAGGGACAGGGGCTGGCGCTGTTGTGAAGCAGGGCCAGATAATTGGGTATGTAGGGTCAACGGGTGTCTCTACCGGTCCTCACTTGCACTTTGAGGTGAGAGAAGGCCATGCACAGCGCTCACCCACGGCGGATCCAATGAAGTTTATTGGTCCGGCACGGGAAATGCTGGCTCAGCAAGAGAAGGAGGTCAAGGAAGCTGAGAAGGGCGATGATATTGGGGATCAAGACTTCTCCTTGGAGGGCGTTGATACCATCGCATCGACTACCCTGAAGAAGCCTGTATTGGCGGACGCAGGTATCTCCGACGATGACCCCAGTGTTAACGCAACGGCTAACAACGACCCTGTAGCGGGCGCGCTGCCTGTTAGTCCTAAGGTAGGGCCTGGTGGAGTAGACGGTACCCTAACGGCTCAGACGGGCGGTACGGCTAACCTGCCGGATGTAGGGGCAGGGGCTGCCGGTGTGGACGTGGAGCGTTTAGTTGGCGAGCAAACAAAGCATGCCTCTGAAGCACAGCGTCTACGTGAACGTCAGGTCATGACGCAAGAAGAAACCAATGCGAAGATGGATCGACTCATTGCCGCTATTGAAAACCAGCAACCTCCTCAGGTGAATGTAACCGCAGGAGAACCCAGTCAACCTAAAGGCACTAAACCCAATACGCCTGTTGGACAGCGTAAAGGGGATTCCCAAGGATCGGGATATAATGGTGTCGTTGGATTTGACTATTCATAAGTAAGGGGGCCCTGCCCCCTTCTTTCTTTTTGATATACAGTAGGAGTCTAGCTATGGCTACCCCCATCCCAGAGAGTGGAATACGGTCAGATGCCGACTGGATTCGACAAGCTTTCTTTGTCCCCGGATTAACCACCAAAAACGGTATCGGTGGTGCAACGATACGGGATAGCGAATCTCGAGGCCAGCGTTTTTCATCTGCTGAACTCAAATATACGGATACCACACCGGGTGGCAACTTTGCGATTAACCCCCGTCCACAATTTACTCGATATTGTGACCCTAAGGTACCGGGCATTAATCCAGATAGCCGAGGTATGGGTGAATACTACTCTGAGGCTATTGATGACAATGCACAAATCGTCCATCTGCAATTTGGGGTACCCGAGTATAACTCCCTCACCAACTTCTTTGGTCGTTTTTACGATACGGCGGTAGGTCGCTTAGCCAATACCGGCGATGCCTCTGAATTTACTTTCTTTGCGGGGCAAGTGGTGGGGTATGTACTGACAGCACCCTTCCAGGTTGTCAACAGCGTCATTAACTTTGTAAAGCGTATCTGGAACTTTGTAAACAACACGCCCTATAGTCGGTTCTACTACATGAAACCGGTTATGCCGATGTATTGGTCTACGGTATCTCATCTGTTGAACCGCATTGGTGTGAACATGGGGATTATAAATGGACCCACGCCGGATGACGTTACGCTGGACAGTGAGGGTAGTGCTACCAAGATTACGTATAACAATGGGTTAAGTGCCTCTGAGTTTGAAGTACTAAACCGGTTGTTACCCGACGTCATGGCCTCCGATGGCGGTATAGATGTCTTTGCAATTTCGACTCGCGCCCAGCGACTTGCGAATGCGCATTATAAAACCTTAAATACGTTAGAAAAAAGTTTTCGAGGTCAACCTAAAGAGCTCTTCGATAACGCCGTGTTAAGTTATGTTGAGGGGAACTTTGACCCTAATCCCCCCAGTAAACATCGTAGCTTACCGGAGTATCTGAATACCTTCTATAAAGGGGGCACCATTGGTCAAGGGGTCGGGGCGGATGACCCTCAGGCAGCTGTAGATGCACATGCGACCGAAGGCAGCGCCGCTGATAGTGTACCCGACAAGCAAAATGGAAAGGCTATGTCCGATGGCGGCGTTGAGGTTGCCCGTGCATGGAACGATCCGTCCATGAAGGACTACTTCGATGGGGAGTTAGCCGATGGCGCTGCCTTTGTAAGTTTTGCGGTGGACCATGAAGGTTCAGTGTCGGAGTCATTTTCGAATAGCTTTAAATCCTCCGATATTGCGGATAAGCTTAACTCGATTAGCTCCTCTGGTCGATCTGCCTACTTTAACATGGCCGGTGGTAACATAGGGGACAATACCATTGTCAATGGCATTGAAAGTATGTTAGGGGGGATAAAGTCGTTCGTACAAGGGGCTTTAAATTCAGTCGGTCTTGGGGGACTCTCTGCCCTAGGGGGGGCGGCGTACGTCGATATCCCTGAGTTTTGGGACAGCGCCAGTGCGGATCTACCCAAGTCCAACTACACCATTAAACTGTCCTCGCCCTATGGGAACAAGCTTTCGATTCTACTGAACATTTATCTGCCGCTGTGTATGCTACTGGCAGGTGCGTTGCCGCGTACTACCGGTAAGAACTCTTACACCAGTCCGTTCCTGTGTAGCTTGTACGCACCGGGTCGTAACGTCATTAAACTGGGTATGATAGACAGTCTTTCCATTACCCGTGGTGATGATAGCATGGGGTGGTCAGCCGATGGGTTACCGACGTCGGTTGAAGTGAGTTTCTCAGTAGTGAACCTGTCTAAGATTCTACATGTACCGGTGTCAGAATTGGCAGGGCCTACGGACGCACTGAAGCTATCCATGATCGATGAGGATACGCCCTTCACGGACTACATGGCGGTGCTAGGTGGACTCTCACTCTATGACCAGTATTACATTGAACCCCGTTTGAAGTTAGCGTGGCGCAATCAAATAGCCGACTTTGAACGCTGGTTCTCCATGTCACACTTTGCCTCGCACTTTGCTGGTACAGAGACTATGGCGAACCGCGTCATAGGTCCTTTATATCGTGCTGGCGATCGATAAAGAAAAAAAAGGACACAGCCACCGGGGGTAATCCCCGGTGGCTAGTCTTCTATTTCACCTTTATACGTAAACGCAATGCCTTCCGCAGTACACGCTTTCTCGATCATCTCCTTTAACAGTAATCGATGACAGAACGCACCTGCTTTACAGTAGCAGGCGATAGCTACCTTAGGCTGACGCAATAGCTTGTCCCATTGTGTAGCGTTGACCCGATAACTCGTACGCATGAGTCGGTAATACTCGGTGCGGTACTCTTCGGCTGAGATCCGCCCGGCCTTATAATCGCCGAGTAACTTAGGGGTAGGGGCAAAACAACGGTTGCCGCTGCGCAGAGTAATGTCCAATAAAGGAATATCTTTCGCTTTAACTAACCGCCATTTTGCCAACTGTACTGTATAGAGCTCCATTATACCGCCAGAGATGGATATTGGGATTGGATGAGGTACCCTAAGGACTTAGGATCAGTATTTAGTCCCTTCGCCATAATAGCGGTTGACTTAAGTGGGTCAAACGAGGTAAAGACCCTGATCGCATCGTCAGAGGCATATCGAAAGAGGGTATAGTCGATAATCAACTCCCCATCTCGATCATAGGTTAAGCACCCCTCATCAATTAGATTAAGGTTATCGTAAAAGGCTTCTGCCATGCCGCTATGGGCTGACTTAGGCTCAGCACGATCCAATCGATAGCTATTAAGTAGGCGGCGAACCGTATCCCGTCGCAATGACGGTGTGGCGCGGGAACCCATCGCCTCAATGATCGCCGCAACCTGCGCATGGTTACCTGAGTTGGCCGCCGCTAAGGCGACCTGGGTCTGAATAAAGAGTTGCTCTTCAGGGGTTAACTCCGCTGCTTCAATCTCAGCAACAATTTCCTCAGGCGTTAGGTAGGGGGTCTTAAGGATCGTTTCACTGTTCAGTGTTGCGAGAGTGCGCACCTTTGTCGGCAGAGGGTGGCGAGTCCCTAAGTCACTCAGCGTCTCCAGTACCTCTAGACGACTATCTCCCCGGGTAATACCGGCATCTAAATACAGGTCGTCACCGTTTAATTGTCCGCGATCCATGGCCCCTAAAATCTGATTAACCGACTCGACGTGTACCGGTAACGTCTTGTTATTCAGTGACCGGTAATCGTCCGGTGACATGGTAGTCTGGATGAAAGTCAATAGGGCATTGATCTCATTAACACCCAAGCCCCGGAAGCGGTTAAAGAACTCAATGACATCTACCGCCAATGGGAATAGACTCTTGAGGAAGCTGCGGAGCTGTCCCACCGACAGACCCAAGGAGAGTAGCTTCTCGAGTAAGAGTTCAAACCCACCCTGAGAGAGGGCAGCTTTCAATGCCTGTAAGTTTTGACTCAGTGCCTTTTCAGCTTCTTCTGGGGACTGACCCTCTGCAGCAGCTTCCTGTGCAGCAGCGGCAGCAGCAGCGGCCCCTTCAAACGCACTTAAGATTTCCCCCTCACCGTATACGTCAACAACCCGCAAACTGTCGTCTGGACCTGTTTTAAAGACCGACTCTTTAGGTGCTACCGGCATGGTTAAACCCTCATCCAGTTAAAAAAAAAAGAGGACCGAACTGATCCTCTTGATTTGCCATATTATCGCCTAGCCTTAGGTGGCATTGGGCGATAGCTTAACCAACGTCATTGGGAAGTCCTTAAGTACCTCCAACAACGTATCCCGTATCCGTGCCCAACGTCCACCTGCATGACCGGTCCCGATTAAAGGGAAGACGAAACGAACGTTCATTCCCTTATAATACTCAGCCAATCGATGACAGACTGTGGTAAATGCCTCGTAATCGAAGTGCTGCTCATAGGCCGGACCATACCGATACTGGCAATAGAGATTATGTACAGATATGATGTAGTAGTCATCAATCTCCACACTGGCCATTGACCAGTGGCCAAGTTTCTCACGATCTCCTCGCCCGGTCATCTGATCGGCAATTTCCACTTCAGGCCACGCCATGGCTATGGCTTTCGCTGCGCCTGCCCCCATGCGGCACTGACAGTTTGCATTGTGTATAACGACAATGTGTTCAGTCCAGTTCTGTGGGTTTGTTTCAACAACGTCGACAAGGTTGCCGTACAACACATCCATAATGTCTCCTTAGTGTACCTTAGGGTCGGCTTCAGGTGCGTAACTGCAGAATAGACACGGCATGCTCCAGCCAATGAACCCGTGTTGATCCACATCGGTTGTATAGTAGAGCTCTCCACCTACACTGGGGAGGGCCGGAATGCGATTCAACGGCATATCCAGTGTACGACCCTGTGCCTCTATGTGTACGCTGTGCATTTCCTCATCCACAATAACGTTCAATATGGGGTCTCGAATGACCCGACTGCCCTCTGACAATTTAGGGGCGAGCCGGGTATACAGGGTGTAAAATCCATCATCCATATCACTGCCTCACCATCAGTCTCTGCCACCGCGTATCGATCATGCCATCCTTGTCCTGAACCAGCGTATTGCTAAACGACATTCCATTGAAGTAATCCGCCGGAACTGTCATAGGCTCCCATCCAGTATACCGCATGCCAACACATTGGAAGCGAGGATCCTCGAACCCCTCTACAATGTAGAGTGTGTCAGGAATAGCGGTTTCACCCGGTTTAAGGGTAGGGGTATTCCCTTCACGCAAGGAGGCAATCAGTGGATCTTCAACGGCACCGGTCTCGCGGTTAATCACATCGATCGCTACGATGCGGGTTTCATCTGATTCCCGCGTGGGAATAAGGTGTACCTCAAAGCGTATGGCCTTAAAGCGGCGGCCTGCCGTCAGAATTTGAAGTCCCTGATAAAAGTTAGACCATGTCAAGCTGTCACGGGACAGTGCCTTAACCAGGTTCCCTTTAAGGGAGATGATATCTGACTTTGCATCCGGTCCCCGAGTCTTGAGTTGTTCCTCATACCAGTCCTTGACACAGCGGTCCCAATCTTCAGCACCGATTGGCTTTATCCCATGGGGTCCAGAGCCCGCCACCATTAGGGTCTTGGCCCAGAGTTTTGCCAGAATGTCATTCGCCCTGGCAAAAGCGGCTCTAAGGTCATTGAGCTTAGGGCGCATAGGGGATGAGCGCGTTTTCTTCATAAAGGTCTCCACTGACTAAAGTGACAATAGCAAGTCCACCAGTGAACGGGTACCACTTTCTAAGGGCGATAGCTTACGTTCTACATAGTGAGGCTGTATATCCACTAAAGTCTTCAGCTCTAAAAGAAGGGCCTCCAACGAAGCCGTGTATTTACTAAAAAAGTCGTCCACTGACATACCCCGGCGGTGAGTAGACTCCACCAGCCACTGGTGTGCCGAGGCAACCCCTACTTTAGGGGCGATGCCAGTTTGAACATAATTAAGTACACCGTCCTCTTCGAGTGACCTGCGCATAGACGCTACTATATCCAACATTACCGTGACATCGGCTATGGTAGATTCAACCTGTAGGGTTCTTAATATTGCACGGTCTGAGGCGCGGTGACGTAAGCTATATAAAAGTGTAACGTAGGTTGCCAGCCTGTCGTAGTGTGTGGCGTTACGATCCTCCAATTTAAATAAGGTAAATTCCATGCACAGGCGTCGTAACCCATGCAGTAACTGTTTGACCATTCTGCCTCCTATGGCGCCTATAAGGGTCACAGTACACTCAATACATCAAGGTAATATAGGTTTTGCATTCACACGATTGGACTGCACGGTATGATTGTATGACTTTCACCTGCCTTTATTAGGGGTATACCATGAGCAGTCCATTAGACACCACCCCTGCATCAGTGTTAAGGCTTGTGCAGGAAAGACGTTTAGCGTTAATCAACGGCAAAGCAGAAGAGATTGATAAAAACCAGGTACAGGTTTTACGGGACTTGGCTAAAACCAGTATCGATGAGCTGCGGGTTAATGTCGAAGCAGAAGGGCTGGAGTTGGAACGTGAGATGGCGCAGGCCTTTACCCGTATTGCGGCTAAGGTTACGACCAACCCCTACTTACAAGGGGAAGTGGTTGACCGACCTGACGTTACGCTCACGCACGATGACATTCCACCCGTTACACTTGTAGAGGGGGAAACGGCTACTGATCCATCTGATCTGGATTTCAAAACCTTTACTGATACAACCCGCATGTAGTGAGTCCCACTGACCCTCAGGGGTCAGTGGGCTCTATATCGTCAGGCAACATAAGGCTAAAGTAACGCAGGGGCATCAACTCAAATACCGCCAACTCGGCAAAGAGCATTCTAAAGGCATTGCCGATAAAGGTTTGAGGCGGTACCTCACCGCTACACTGTAAGATCTCCGGTGCGTAGAAGTCCAACTTCGGCATAGGGTTTTCGGTTAAAGCTTCACCGTGTAGCGTGAACCATTCATCCAGGTCATGCCAGATGAAGGTGTTGTACTGTGCAAGCGTGGTTGGAGTGAGCCAGTCGACTGACGTACTGGTTAGGCGAACATCGTCGATCTGTGTGACGGAGCGTAAGATATCACAATAAAGCGATTGCTCTTCATCCGTAAGGCGATACGGGTGCGTATTAACAATCAATCTAAGGGTTACGATATCCGGCTTAATGGCATCCTTGCTCCGATACCGCTGCTGGATGTCGTACAGTAGAGGTACGACAAGGGTAGCCATGGAGAGCTTAAGGGTCTCAATGTCACGGTCCTTCCACAGCTGTTTAAAGGTATCCGGATTGATCCGATCATCGAGCAGCCAAAGCTCATTCGTACGTCGGCTATGGTACCGGTCGTCTTTCAGGATATCCGCTGCTGCCGATTGATCTATGCGAGCCACCGTACCCATGCGGGTATCGAGAAGACTGTCCATAGACGCATAGACGGTGTGATATTCCTTGTCTGAAACCATTACTGCTCCCCAATTGTGTTATCCAGGTGCACCGACAATAGTAATGCGCGTAGCGTTTTAATTGCAGTAGGTTTGCTGCCTAAGGCTTCGATCGCTTTAACGTTAAAGGTACCGGATTCCCGAATAGCTTCCTTCATAGCGGCTAAGGCTACATCATCACCGCCTCGTACTTTAATCAGCTCCAGTAGACTGGTTTCCAAGCCTTTAGACTCGATCACCAATAACTCAGGCAGTGAGATCTTCCCGCCCTTAGAGTCGCCGGTTACCTGGCCAGAGAGATGGTCAACAACCCGGTCATCCTCAGGAATCGACTGCTTCTTAATCAGGTGCTGTGACTGACGGCGCATGGCCACATCCAGCACCATGTACGATAATGGCGTGGTGTATTCCTCACCCGTCTCGGGGTCAGTTAAGACGAGTTGTTCAAAGAACTTTGCGCCTAACTCTTCGCCAACTTTAACGGTGCGGTTAATGTCAAGTTTGATGTCATTGGCATTGGGGATAATGAGGTGGATGGTTTCACGTCCACTATCCAGCGCATCAATCCAGCGTTCAAACTCAGCGTCTGACATGGATTTAAATAATGCGGTGTACAGGGCTGCGTTTACGTCACCGCCCTCTAATTCCTTTAGATATTTAATTACAGCGGCTTCTGCTGCTTTACGGTTAGCCATACTAGACCTCTAGATAGGTGGGTTCTATAGAATCCTGTCACCCCCACTACCCGTACTGGTACCGCTCCATCGGGTACACCGTCTGTGAGGTATCCGGTAGGTTATAGTCCACGATCAGGGGTATGATCAGGTACTTGAACTGTGCCATGAACTCCGGCAACGTATTGCACCGTAACAGGGCCAAGGCAGTGAGATCTACTGGGTAGCCTCGGCTGGCCAGCTGGTCCAGCCAATAGTTGGTTGCCCATCGAATTTGGTTAGCTGCAGGCACACGATTTAAATTGGGGAGGTTAGCCGAGACGTGTTCTAAGAACCGCTCGGCATTATCACCATCGACCTCAATCATAATCTCGTAGTGCATGCCGTTGATGATATTTGACATGTGTCACCTTTTATGTCTTTTTAGGGTACCACCAGGGTACATACTGACCTGCCCGCATACGGAGTAGGTCCATTGTTGAGAGGAATGGCTTCTCTTTTGATTCATCACATTCAAAGACCCAGTAGTCGCGGGTATCTAGCAGAATGTCCCAATCATACCCGAGCTCTTTAATGTCCTTATAGAGGACGTCTGGCGTAACGTGAAGGGCCGGATCAATGTCTGACCAATAGAGCTCCATCTGACGCAGCTGTGTAACAATCTCCAATGCCCGACACAGTTTCGGATCTTCGTCGATCTTGCTACGGATTGTAGTACGGGATAAGGTAACCTCAGGGTAGATATCCAGTACGTACGTGGTATTGTTGCCGCTGAAGCCGTAGTTCTGACCCTTCAGGAAATGGAAGTTAGTCAGATGGGGGAGTAAGCCTTCAGACTGTGAAATGACCAGCTCGAACTTGATGCCCGAGGGGCCATTCTTGTTACGGGTGTTGACCATGTGAACCACAGTCAGGTCCGAGGTACCGGCGATACGGTCAGAGTCTGACTTCGGATAACGGGCAGACTTATCCGCGCTAGAGTTGTACAGTACCTTGGCATCGAAGATCTCGAACAGGTTATTGTTGATGAACGAGAACTTCTCCGGTACACCTTTGGTCTTAGTGCCACTGCGAGAGTGGGTAAGCTTAGGGGCTTTAGGCGCATAGGGGTCCATCTCTATCCCCATGCCGATGTGGGCCACCAAGAAGAAGTACAGTCCCCCTTGTACACCCATGTTCGGAAGCTGGGTAATAAGCTGTGTCTTAGCCGCACCGTCTTTCATAAACTGAGTGTTGGCCCCAGACTCACCGACTGCATTCTTGTCGACTAACTTATCCTGTACCGCTGACACCTTAAACTCGGTCAGACTGTCAATATTCACCAGCATCGGAGGTAGAATAGCAATCTGTTTACCCGAATCGTCAAAGAAAGGTGTCCCTATCTCCAGCTTCTTACTGGCTTTAGCCCGTTCACGAGACCCTTCTTTGATTAGTTCAAAGTAGTCGTCTCCCAGAATATCGGCGGACTGGGTAAGGCGCAGCTTGTTAGCCCCCTCAGCACTGGAGAAGTCCACGTCTTTAAGCTGCCAGTGTCGATTGGCCGCACGATTCAATCGCTTATACGTCATGGAGTTCTCAGTATCGTACGCAGCCCCTTGAGAGGGACTGTAACGGGCCATGACCGTAAAGAAAAGGTAATTGAGTATCTCAGACTTAAAGGTGTTACCCGGTCCTGCGATCGAGTTAACCGTGGAGACGCCTGCATTGAGGATGGACTCGCCATGTTGACCCAGTACGTAATTACCTGTCGGTATATCAAACACAGACCCTACGTTTAGATGGGGGCGTAATTTAGGAGCCTGTGGCAATGAATCAAAAAATCCCATTATCGTAATCCTTTCAGAGTGTCCTGTAGTAAGCTATACCATCGGGAGGGGCGGTTAGATTTAACTATAGGTCATAGCCATTGACTCACCCGCCGCATGTCCCCTCTATTACATTACCTTCCCAATCGACCTCCACGGTGGGAACGTCAAGCCAAATAACTCCACCCTCAGTGCCCTTTGTGTAACAGTTAGCTACCTGTAGAGTCGACCGCCCATCGGGCTTACGGGCAAATCTAAGTCCTCTAGGGGTGGTATCAATTATTTCAAGCGCGTCACTTAGTCCCGCAGTATTAAGTTGCTTGATGGCGATTGCAATATCTGTTGTACCTATAGACATCGTTATTCTCCTATATCAGTAAAGGATCCCTGTTTAGGGTTATTGTAGATTTACACACATAGTACGGTTACTGCCTAAATCATATGTCCATTGATTATTAGGGCATTCGCCCCTAACCCTCTGCCGAGATCGGAGTTTTTATGAGCAACTTACTATTAGTATCCCTTCTAGAAGACCAACAGGCTGAGGCTGAACTCCAGTCAGTTGGTATTGAAGGGTTCACCCATTTGTTTGATTACCTGTCTGAGGTAGGCAATTTACTCTCGGGTCACTTTGGTGACATACTGAAGAAATTGGAACCGATCAATGCAGGCAGTGCCTTTAGTCGTAACCTGGTGAAGTTGATGGGTGAGATTCCCTACGACGTCGTCAGTAAGATTACCGTCTACCATCCAGTGGGTCTGTCGGAGTACATGGTGCCGTTTATCGTACACATGAACCGTTCACTGGAGATGTTGGATAAAATCGATGAGCGCCTGTATACGCCGCTCTCAACCTACATGGGTGAGCTATTGAGTCAGCCCGACAGTGCGGATAAGCTGTGGGTCGCCCGGGATCTGAAGCCAGTGGACATTGAATCAACGAAGGCAACCTTCGAGTCGTTCTTTGACCCACGCATTAAAGCACGTAGTACAACACTGACGGCGCCCTTTGAGAAACTGTATCGCACCAATAGTGATTTTCTGGAAGCCGGCAAGCAGTTGAAACTGCTGATCGAACGCATTAACGGCATTGACTTTAACCGTATCCGTAAAGCGGAAAAGACGCTGTCTGATCGCATTAAAGCCTACGCCGATTACGTACAGAAAAACGAAGACGCTGCGATTCGTAACAAACAGTCTTTGCGTAAACTGGCGGATACCGTTCGTTCTATTGCAAACGAAACCGAATATTTCGCACTGATGGTCTACACGGCTAAAACGGTGCAGGTTGCCGTTTCAGATTCTGCTGAACGCCTTGAGAAGGCCTTAAAATAAAGGAAAGAGATATGTACCCTACTGTATCTGGAAATACAATCGATAGTGTAGCCGTGGAACAGTTGTTCAATCTGGCTAATGGGTTGAGTAACATCATAGTCGCATACGGTGACGAGTCCAAAGCACTGCCGGTTGCTTGCGCCTGTGCCAGCGGCATTATTAAGGGCGTTGGACTGGAAAGCGGTGAAATTGTTTCCATGGAAAACATTGTGGATTGGTTGAAGAAGACCTACAATGCGATTAAAAACAAAATCAGTGACGCAATGGATGCCGTATCGGCTAAACTGTCAAAACTGTCCAGCGACGTTAAGATGCACAGTAAGGAATTTGACCTTGCGGTTAAGCAGTTTGATCGGGTGAAGGATAATAAAGACGGACCTAAAACTGTAACCGTGGGCCCTACAATCTGGACACTTCTGATTGGTGAGAAGCTGCCTTCCGATCTTGCGCGTGAGTTTAAACGCCTGTACGATGAGGCGCCCGACACCGGTGCCGCCAGTAAACTTATCGAGACACTGGTGGACGGAAGCACTGCGAAGAAACTGCACGATGGATACAGGAAGGGCGGGCTCGGCGACGCCGTGGGTGAACTGCAGGAGCTGAGTGACTCGACGCAAGAGGCGGTTGAGAAAACCACTCTGAAAAATACTAAACCCGTCAAACAATCGGACACAAATTTCAAAGGTAAGATCGAGGGTAAGCTCGTTGCAACGGACTATTACCTGGGTAATTGGCGTGCTATATTTGAATTGCCTGCCGATAAAAAGGACATTGGTAGTACCCAGTGGGGCACGCAAAACATGCCAGGCACGGCCGGCAAGGATCGCTCTGAGTTAGAAACACCGACTCTAACCGCTGGGGAAGTGGCTAACGCCGTTAGTGCACTGAAACCTATCTTTGCTCAGTTGGCCGATAGCGAGAAAACCAACCAAGCGCTTACAAAGGGATACAATACTCTTGTTAGCGCAGCAAATGAGATTGGTGCAGTTGCATCCTGGAGGGGGGAGAGTAAAAAGTGGTTTGACGCCTATAATAGCCTTATCAAATACCAGCTAGATGTACTCAACATGATCGGTAATCTGTACGGTGTCTATGGAAGTCGAACATTGACCTCTGTCGCTACTTATACCCGTTATATTAAAGCCTCTACCAAGGCATTAGAAGGGTAAAGAAAAAAAAAGGAACACTACACTCCACCGGGTAATCCCGGTGGAGTGTATGCTTATTTTGACAACGATCCAAGTCTTAGGGTGTAAGGGTTAACAGTGTAGCCTTGGCGTTTTAGATAACCTAAAATACACATCTTAAGGTTATAGTCCTCATTACGAGGGTGGTAGGTCAGACGGTACTTACCCGTATACTGCTCTGCACCCGCACAATAGTCATCAAATCTCTGGACGACTGTGTGGGTTCTAGAATGGGGTGCCTCGTAGAAGAATACGATCGTAGTGCCTGGTACCATATGTTCTTCTAGTTCAAAGTGATATACGGTACTCATGCACACACCTGCTCCGCTAAGGCTATTACCCCATCTACGACATCTGGCGTAATGTCCCGTCCCACTAAAATAGCCTCCGAATAATCCTCCCAGCGCTTCTGCATCATAGAGATGGCAACTGCTGGTACCCCATGAATGTTGTCGTATTCTCCCGTACACTGTACCACCGCATAGGGAAAACCCATCTCCATGTAGGGCTCCATCTCCCACAGGCGGGTAAAGGTGTTGGACACCACTACCGACTTGCCCTCCTCCAAGGCAGACCGCACGGCTTCCTGACACCACGCATGGGCATCTTTAATGCGGCCACTGTCATACACGTAGTCCCCCGACTCCGTTACAAAATACTGGTCAGCCTCTACATGTTTAAAGCCAAAGCGTTGCTTTAATGCTGTGGCCAAGGTGCTCTTACCCGAGCCCGGTAATCCACGTACAATAATGAGCATCTGTAATCTCCATTAAAGGGTATCAGTCTACAACCGTAATATAGGTTTATAGCTCTAATAAACGGGCTACCTTGTTACGCATCTTACGACGCCATACAATCGGCATCCCCTTACCGCATCCTTCAAATACCTCTATTAGCTTAAAGAACTTACCTCGGTGTGGCTCGCCATAACAAACATAGATGTACTCGACCCACCCAGGACCGTGGCGACGACTAAGCCGTTCTCTTATTATTCTAACCGCATCCTCATCTAACTCTACTACGGACATTCCATCAAAGGTACGGTAGTCTGGCTCATATAGTTTAACCATCTCTGCAGCCCTACAACTCAATGACATACAAACCGGCTGTCTCCAGGGAATCCCCCTGGAGACACGGGTCAGCAGACCCACCGGTAGTGTGATTAAAGCGTAGGCTTTAGGTTACTAAAAGGACTTGCGTAGATGGCACGGTCTTCGTCTGCTTCGATGATTACCGCGTATCGGAACCCGGCGTTCTGTTGACCGTATTTAACCAGCACAACTTTCATATGATCGACTGTTTTACCCACTGCATTTAAATGGTTGCGGGTAGGGAGGTCGATATTGAAGGTGAGGGTTAAACTGATCGTCTTATTGCCGTGTAAAACAGGGATCGTGACGGCGGCGTCACTGCCTTTAATCTCCTTTAACAACTTCCACTCTTTCTTACCTTTGGTTACTAAGTGTTCAGTAATGTCCAGGTATTCAGTGCGGGTACAGCTGTGGTTAGTGGTATAGCGTTCTAATTGATCCAGTAGCTGCATTAAGGTGTCCACACCTTCATATGCGCGTCTGGGTGGTCTGACGTAAATCGTTAGCGGCTCTCCTTCCACCGTAACAATGTTAAGACGCTTATGGTCCAAATGGGCCTTACCGTGGACGGTCAACTGTTCCCAGATAGCGGGCTTAGTGACACGGTCCATCATCATAATGACCGGCTGGACAAAGTCATCCGGGGTTACGGCATTCTGATGCTCAATGATCGCTTCAAACTGCTCAACCGGATTCGGGGTTACTAAAACAGACATGAGGGTATCAGGCGCTTCTGTCCCAAAGTGTTTGCCGTTAAATCCACCACGATCATCAAAGTTCGCTGACAAATAAATGTGGCGGTTATCGACTGTACGCATGGGGGTATTCGTGGTGAACACCAAACGCTTACCCGAGATGAGTTTATTATAGGACGCGGGTTTGGGTTTACTGGGTTTAGTCTCCGCGACTGAGGGGTCGGTGGACTCCTCGGTACCCTTCACCTGAATAACGAGGTCTTCTATTTTCTTTTCAGCCGCTAAACGGCCTCGGTTCGCATTCTGATCAGCACGCTCATTGCCAGGGTCATCGGAGTGACCCTTTACCCAGTGGTAGATGAGTTTGATCTTACGCTGCTTTACATCCTGTTGAAGGCCGTCGATGGTTTGCCACATATCCATGTTGGAAATGGCATTGCCTTCTTTCGTCTTCCAGCCATTCTTGCGCCATCCTTTTATATGGCGCTCTGCCCCATCCAGTACATATCGACTATCAAAGTACACGTGTGCTTCTACCCAATGTCCGGCTAACAGCAGTTCGAGTACCCGAATATAGGCCAATAACTCAGCCCGGTTATTCGTGACAACATCACCAACATGACCAAAAATATCGAACTCGTTACCTGCATCGTCTTTACCGTAAATACCCAAACCCCCCATGCCAGGGTTAGGGCGCGCTGAGCCATCACAGTAAAGGGTTAATACCTTACCTCCTTCCATTGCCTTAATCGCACTATAGCTATCGTCTTTAGCCAATAATGCATTACTCTCTTCTGCGCGTGCAGGTTCGTGTGTAACGTCCTGCTTATTCTTCTTCGCACGTCCCATCTGTTCTTACTCCCTCGAGCCAGGTGTCAATTTGCCGTGTCCGTTTGAGCAATGCCTCTACCAGCTCTAACATACTGTCACGAGTCTGATAGGGAGTGATGTCAAATGCATCTTGCTCAATTACCTTAACCAATCGCGTACAGAGCGTCTTCTGTGGCGAGGCATCGGCAGAAGGTGGACCGGAATCAGTGAATACCTGGGTGGTGATGGAGGGATAAGTGGTGGTTTGTGCGTACCCTGATCGGTGGTCAATCAGGGTGAGTTTAAGCTCCAGCGGTGGAGGCGGTGCGGGTGGTTGAGGGGAGGGTAGTATAACCA